TCAATTTACCAATATCTTTCCGACCAAGACGGGAATTTCTTTTACTACGGACAATCCCCGAACGCTGCGAAAACCACCGACCTCCTGTGGAACATTCTTCGTCAAGAATACAGCTCGGCTGGCGATCTGCTCGACACGAAAGTTGCCATCAAAGTCGCATGGACGAACCGCACAAATGTCGTTTATGGCGACCCCGCCAACGAAGACGAAATCGCTGCGGACATAACCCTGCGCGACCTCCTGCCGCCCAACGCAACAAGCCCAGAGCGCTCCCTCTCCCTCGCCACCTCCCGCATCGGCACCATCTCAACGCCCATCCGCTCGCTCTGGAACGCCGACACATGCCCAGAAAACCTTCTGCCATGGTTAGCCTGGGCCGCATCGGTTGACGAGTGGGACGCCAACTGGACAACGGCAACCAAGCGCAACGTCATCAAGAACAGCGCCGAGATTCACCGCAAAAAGGGCACCGTCGCCGCCATCAAATCCCTTCTCCAATCCTTCGGCATCGCCTTGCAACTGGTCGAATGGTGGCAGAGCACGCCCAAAGCAACTCCGCACACATTCATCGTTTACCTTGGATGGCTTCAAACGCCCGCCGCCGTTCAAGACTCCATCGCAAAGGCCATCGCAGCCATAAAACCCGTGCGCAGCTCATTCACGATTGCCGCGATCGAAACCTTCGTCGGCAGCGTGAACATCATCGGCGTATGCCGCACCGCCACATTCGACCGCCTCGACTGCCGAGCCACCTACTAATCTATGTCGCTTCAATTCATCATCACGGACGCCGGACGTGCCGCCATCGCGCAGGTTGGCGGTGCCATCGGCCCCGTCACACTCACAAAAATCGCCCTCGGCAGCGCAGGCTACACGCCACTCGCCAACCGCACCGCACTGCAAACCGAAATAAAACGCCTCGATCCAAGCGGAAGCAGCGTGCCAGTGCCGGGAACGATCTCGATCACCGCACAGGACAACTCCGCAGACTCTTACTCGGTTAAGGAAATCGGCCTCTATACGAACAACAACGTCCTCTTTGCCATATGCGCACAGAGCGCCGTTATCATGACAAAGGCAAGCGGATCAGTCGCTCTTTTTGCGATGGATTTTGTGATGACCAACGTCCCTGCCGGAACCGTCACCGTGGGCAATGTAGGCTTTACCTATTCTCAGGCCACGGAGACCGCCATGGGCGTGCTGGGCATCGCCACGACCGCCGAAGCCCAAGCAGGAGCGATCGACACAAAGATCATCACCCCGCTGAAGCTGGCACAGGTCACAGCCACGGAAACCCGCAAAGGCGTCATCGCGCTGGCAACAACAGCGGAGGCGCAAGCTCTCGCGCCGGATGCAACTAAGGCGCTCACCGTTGCTCGGCTCGTGGATCGGACAGCCACGACAAGTCGCGTGGGAGTGGTGGAACTCGCAGACAATACGGAGACGCAGACAGGGACAGACGCCACCCGTGCCGTCACGCCTGCATCGCTTGCTTCAAGAACCGCCACAGACGCACGGGCAGGAATCGTGGAGTTAGCAACAAACGCTGAGACGCAGGCGGGAACAATTACAACTCTGGCCGTGACACCCGCTGGCCTCGCCAGTCGCATAGCAGGAACCGGACAGGCTGGGCTTGTAGCGCTCGCAACAATCGATCAAACGCAAACTGGAACGGACACCGGGCGCGCAGTGACCCCCGCAGGCCTTTCCAGCCGGACAGCGACCGAAACGCGGTCGGGAATCGTGCAACTCGCAAGCACAACGGAAGCATCGGAGGGAACAATAACAACCAAAGCGGTCACACCTGCCGCGCTAAAATTTTCTCTCGCCGCTTACTCTGGATCAGGGCACACGCATGCGGCATCCGCGATAGTGAGCGGAACGATCGAAAACGCACGCCTCACGAAAGCAACAAGCAGCGTTGCTGGCATTGTCGAACTGGCCGCGAACGCAGAGACACAAACGGGAACGGCCACCGACCTCGCAGTGACGCCAGCCGGTCTAAAATCAACTTTAGGGAATTATTCAGTTTCGACTCACACCCACGCAGCATCCGCGATAGTGAGCGGAACGATCGACAATGCCCGCCTCCCGCAAGCGGCAAGCAGCGCGGCGGGCATCGTGGAACTTGCTGACAACACGGAAACACAGACCGGAACGGCTACCAACCTCGCCGTCACGCCTGCATCGCTGGCAAGTCGCACGGCCACCGACACGCGAGCCGGAATTGTGGAGCTTGCTGACAACACCGAGACACAGACCGGAATCGACACAGCCCGCGCCGTGACCCCCGCCAGCCTCGCCAGCCGCATCGCTACAACATCACGCGCAGGGATTGTTGAGCTTGCCGACAACACCGAGACACAGGCGGGAACGGACACCACCCGCGCTGTCACGCCTGCATCGCTTGCGTCAAGAACCGCCACAGACGCACGGGCAGGAATCGTGGAGCTGGCAACAAATGCCGAAACGCAAACGGGCACAGCCGCAGATCGTGCAGTCACGCCTGCAAGCCTCGCCAGCGCAGCCGCGCTCTTTGTCCCGCCTGGCGCAGTCCTGCCATTTGCCATGAATGTCGTGCCATCGGGCTGGCTGGCTGCAAATGGCGCGGCGGTTTCACGGACCACATATGCCTCTCTGTTTGCCGCCATCGGCACGCTCTACGGAGTAGGGAATGGCAGCACGACTTTTGCCCTTCCAGACCTGCGCGGATACTTTGTGCGCGGCAGCGGGACAAATGCGGACGGGACGGCGGCGGGAACTTTTGGGGCGAAGCAGGCGGATGCTTTCCAAGGACACCGACATGAGGCAGAGCAAACTTCGACTTTTGCAGGGCCGACAGGAACAGCGCAGGGAAGCGATGCTCAAGCGAATTCCCAAACAACAGGGGATCCAGTAACAGATACCGTCAACGGAACTCCTCGCACCGCATCCGAAACCCGCCCCAAAAACATCGCCCTCCTCTACTGCATCAAAATTTAGGAACGCCCCGCAGAAGACACCGCAACGCGATCATCGCAATCTCACACCCGCAACCGCAACCCACTAAAAAACCATGTCAAATTTTCTCCACGGCGTCGAAGTCCAAGAAATCACCGGCGGGCCACGCCCGATCAAAACCCTCTCGTCATCTGTTATCGGCCTCGTCGGCACCGGCAACACCAGCGTAGATTTTCCGCTTAACACACCCGTCCTCGTGACATCGCCAACTGGCCTATCGACCAAGCTCGGCGCAACCAGCTACCTCGCAAAAGCCATAGAGGCGATTTACAAACAGACCGGAGCCGTTGTCGTGGTGGTGCGGGTCGCTGCCGCTGCGGATGTCGCCGGAAGCTCCAGCTTGCTGACAGGCGTGCACGCCCTCCGCAAAGCCCAATCTGAACTTAACGTAACGCCCCGCATCATCGTCGCGGAAGGCGCGTATGCAACCACCACGATTGACGATGTGAAAGCCGTCGCCTCCTCTCTCCGTGCGGTTGCCATTGCTGGCCTCGTTTCCAGCGTTGCAATAATTGACACCGCGACAGAAGCGTCTGCATGGGTCACAGCCAACGGCAACGGCCGCATGTATGCAATCTGGCCAGCAGTAAACGGCGGCGAAGACCCCGCGCCTTACGTGGCCGGCGTCATGGCCCGCATCGACAACGAGCGCGGGTTCTGGTGGTCGCCATCGAACAACGAAGTTTTTGGCATCGAGAAAATCGACAAGGCCGTTGATTTCGTTCTCGGCGATACCTCCTCACTGGCGAACGTGCTGAACCTCGGCAATGTCGCCACCTTCATCCGCAGCGGTGGATTCCGCCTCTGGGGCAACCAGACCGGATCGACCGATGCGAAATACCAATTCGTGAATGTCCGCCGCACAGCGGATTTGATTTTCGACAGCCTGCAACGCGCCCACCTCTGGGCAGTGGATCGCCTCATCTCGAAAACATACCTCGAAGATGTCACGGAGAGCGTGAACGCCTACCTCGCCAGCCTCAAGAACCAAGGCGCGATCCTCGGCGGAAAATGCTGGGCCGATCCAGACCTCAACACCCTGGCAAACATCC